TGTTTCCATCTACTACAGCCGAAACATAACGGCACACTGTAGAGGTAGCAATTGTACCGCTGTTGATGTCAGTGATGGTAAACGTATTTGCATCAGTGACCGTGATCGGGTAGTTCCCCGGAGTCGCAATAACGCCGCTGGCCTCTTCATAAGAAATGCCAACGAAATCACCAGTCTTTAACCCGTGAGCATTTTTGGTAACAGTAACTACCGCCAAAGAACGCCCATAAGTAGCTGCTGTTGGGGCCACATCAGTGTCCCATAGCTCCAAAATGCCAGCAGCTGCGCTACCTACAACATCGATAGCCTTTACGGCAGCTCGCCCTTTGTAGATAAACCCACTGCTGTGCAGATGGCCAGATCGAACGTATACGTCGTCCATGAGAGACTCCTATTAGGCGTCGTAGCCGAAGATTTCGATCAGCAGACGACCTGCGGTGTAGGCCGCGTTAGCGGTGCCCTGACCAACGAGGTAGAGATACTGGTTGGCAGCGATGTTGGTGCCGAAGACCGCCGACCCCAAAGCCAAAGTGCCGGAGTTGATGATCTGGGTTTCGGTCAGGGTCGAGATCGCGACATCCTCTACGCCCGTACCTTCGGTGGCCGAGTACAGGTCAATGTCGGTGTCGCCGCCAGCCGGAAGCTCATAGCAGGTCATACGAACGCCGAACACGGTGCCGTTGTCGGCGGTCGTGATCCGAGCAATGTAAGCCACGCCCGCACCGTTAGTACCAATGATGTCGCCAGCCGTGCCGCCAGACTGCAGGCCAGTCAGGTCAATCATGATCGAGGTGGTCACGATGCCATTGTTGCGGGCAACGGAGGTCTCGTAGACCGTACCCGTACCAGCGGTGATGCCAACACCTGCGGGGTTCGCGATGCCAAAACCGAACGAACCAGTGAGGGTTTCGGCTCCGCTGTCTGCGTTTACGGAAATGGTCTGAAAGCCGTTCTGTGAGCGGACGGGGCCGCTGAAAGTTGTATTAGCCATGGTAGTACCCCTTGCACAAGGATTCGCCGCGCAGTCTGTGCATCGTCAGGTCGGGCGTCCTGTCTGCGTGGCTGATGTTACCCTGCGCGCAGTGTACACGCCGTAGAGTAAAAAAGAAAGGCCCACCGAAGCGGGCCTTTCACTACATACCCGAAGGGTATGTAGGGGGTTATGCACCCGGCGAACCGTAGATGCCCAGCGGATCAGAGACGCCAAACGAATAACGCTCCCGAGCCTTGTAGCGAACGTTTCCGGTGTCAAAATCGCCATCCATCGCGGTCTGCATCGCAGTACGCACGAAGTGCTTCATGCCATTCGGAACGTCCGTGGTCAGGAACCATGCATCAGAATCAGTAAGATAGTGATTAACACGGTAGCCTTCCGGGATCGAACCGTTCGACTTGAGAGCGTTGATGTCATTATCGGCGGTGCCGACACGCAGCTCGGTCTGCAGCAGACGAGTTGCAACAAACATCAGAGACGGCGGCACGATCAACTTGCGCGGACGTGCAGCAATCAGCAGGCCACGCTCGTCAGTGTATGCTGCGATATCAATCACAGCCTGTTCGAGCGAGGTTTCGTTGAGGTCAGCCGCGACCGACGGACGGTTGGCGTTGTTGGTGCCAGCCACAGTCGGGTGCGTCGTGCTGAACAGGAACGCGCCGTCACCGGAGGTGAAGACGTCGAACCCGGTGTTCAGCAGCGATGCTGCCTTAACCTGCTTGGTATAAGCCATGGCGCGAGCCAGAGCCTTCGTATAACGCGCAGACAGCGAGTCATACAGGTTATCTTCCATCGCTTCTTCAGTGATGGAGAAGCCCATTGCCACGGTTTCGTGGTTGTAACGGGCAGTGAAAGATTCCTGTGCGTTGTCATACGAAAGAGATGCACCTTCGGCTTTCACCGGAGCTGCGCCAAAACCAGACAGCTTGACTTCTTCTTCGAAGCTACGCTCAGAGGTTTCGGTTTCGTAGATTTCTGCGTGCTCGTTTTCGTACTTACCGTACTCAAAACCGAACAGGGCGTTAAGACCCGGCAGGAGTTCTTTCAGAAGTTGGGCGCGTGAAATAGCCATGTCACAACTCCTTACAGGCCGACGTTGTTAGTCATCTGATGAGCGCCCGGATTGAACTTTACAAGTACATCCGGAAACGCATCACTTGCAGGTGACACATGAGCAACGATGCGGAATGCAGCCGCTGCGGTTTGGACGGTGGCATCCAGTGCCGAAGTCGAGTTACCTGTCGAGGTCGAGCCTGTCGAGGTAGACTGAGCTGCAGCAAAGAACGTGTTGGTGCCAATGACCGTCTGAGCACCTGACCCGTCAAGCTGTGCTTGGAACAGGACGTTGGGGTCATCGACGACATAAGCTTTAATCGTGCCACCGTTGGCAGTACCAGAGGGGTAGTATTGTGCCTGAACGAGTTGCCCCGAAGAGTTCACATACTCACAACCAACGAAGACGCCGATAGCGCCGACACCAGTCGTGCCGCTGATGCTGTTCGTGGTCAGGTCGGAACCCGTCCCGGTAGCAAGAGCAATGTATCCATCCGCGCCAATGATGACGACTTGACCATAGAACAGGTTCGTCGCTTCACCAGCCGGATCGATGAGGTACTGGGACGTAGCCCCAGCGTAAGGCATACCGTCGGCGCGTTTCACCGGACGAAGGCCATAAGGAGCGGCAGTAGTAGCCATATCTCATCCTCCTAGATTTCAACAAAGGCAAGCGACTGTTTAGGTTCACTTACCAAACGAAGTTCGCGTAGCACGTTCTGGTTTCAAAACGGGCATGCGAGGGTCTGAGTTCTTGAGGTAGTTGTTGTCCACAGCACTCATTTGACTTTCGGCCATAGTGCGCTGGGCATCCATCCTTGCCTCAACTTTTTCGGTTGCGTTTTGACAAAGCAGCAAGCCACCGACCTCAATGTTGTCCTTAAATCGAGAGTCGATATCGGACACAATTTGAAGGCTTGGATGATCAACTGCACGGACAGGTGTCCAACCCTCACGAAATCTGGAAGAAACATTCGTATTGTCTGCTTTACCCAGAGTCGATGTGCGAATCCAGCGGTAGGTGATGCCATCGCGGGGTTCGGGGGTAGGCAGCATCGAAGGTCTTTCCCATGTCACCTTGCGTTTACCCTCTTCTCGGGTTTCAGCGTTGCGTGGGGTGCGATCCGTCATTTGTTCATTTCCTTCAACAATTGCGCCGCATATTGTTCATTTGACAGCCCAAGTCGCTTGGCGAGAGCGACCTGCGTCGAGGTCAGTTGCACTTTGCGTGGTTTCTTTCCGCTCCTTGCAGCGGGGGCGACCACGTTACCAGCTTGACGGAGGGGTGCCGTTTCCTCAATTTTCCCACTGTCAAACCTATCCGGGAACATGCGGCGAACCGCACGGTCAATTTGATTGTAATACTCATCGCTTCGCGGATCAACTCCACTTCTTACGAGCTTCTCGTGAAGCCCATAAGCGTATCCGGTCATTTCAGAGTCTCGCTCGAACCAAGTGTTCTTCTGGGCCCAAGACATTGCCTTCTCGTCGGGACGAGGCGGCTGTGGCTGCGGTCTTGTATATTCCGGTGCAGGGGTTTGAGCCTGACGCGGTTGCGGGCGATAGCTGTCATACCGCAACTTTTCGGTTTGAAGCGCGGTCAAACGCTCTTGCGCCTCAATTAGCGCATCTGAGTCGCCAGCCTCATAGGCTGCCTTGTAAGCTGCCTTTGCTTTATCTAGCTCGGCAGCAACGCGACCCTTAGCCTGATTAACGAGAACGCCTTCGCCCTCTTCAAGTGTTTTGCGAAGCTTGTCGTTTTCAGCCTTAACCTGCTGGGCGTAGCGCAGCGCCTCTTCCTGAAGACGAGCGGCCTCTTCTTTGCGGCGGCGCTCTTCGTGGTATTCAAACTTCAACTGCTTGATGCGCTTCTGCACACCTTCGCTGTAAGATTGAATTTCATCGTCTTCTGGAACCTGAGCCTCGGCATCATCCGCACGACGCGCCTTGCCGCGATCCGGTTCTGGCGTGTCGTCGATTACCTCGATCTCGAAGTCTTCATCTTCAGATTTGTTCGATTGAACTTTTGAGGAGGTCTCTTCCTCAAATTCAAAATCGTCTTTTTCCATTACGCGATTCATGCTCGGCTATACCCCCGTGGATCGTCAACAACCGCCTCGACGGTGTCGTCGTTGATGAGTCGAAACTCTGTCCCATGAATCTTAAATCTCGTGCCTGAGTACGAACGGAAGATCACGAAGTCGCCTTCTTTGCAGTAAGCGCCATTCGGAAACTTTTTTTCGTCTTTGTAGGCATCTGGCCCAAGCTTCATGACAAAGCCAATAATTGACGCTGTTTCTTCAGCAGTCTTCAAGCCGTCTGGAAGGAAGACACCGCCTTCGGTTTTTTCGCTGATTTCCGGAACGCCAATAAGGACTTTGTATCCCTGAGGCTGCGGTAGTTTGGACGCTACGCGCTCGTCTGTTGTATTCTCACCCGTGTACATTCTCGTTCCTGCAGTGATTTAAGGCTCACAGTCACCCTGCGCGGACTACCCGCGAAGCTCTCCCAGTTTGCAAGATACCCTAAAAGTTCTAACTTTCAACGTATCTTTTTTCTATGTCCGCTATTTCTCCTTCTATGATACACAGGGCTTCGTATCGGCCAACGGCACGATTGTATTTTTCGAAGCTATCCGCGCCACCACCCGCGAGAAATTGTTCTAGACTTTGCTTGGACTCTTGTATCGTGCGCCTTATCAGCGCGATCACAGTATCATCCATCTCCCTTAGCAAGCTCCTTTGCTATTTCGATTCCAAGTTTTGCGCCAGCCTGTTTGTCTTCACGCTGTCCTTTGTCAAGTTCCGCAGCGAGTCGAGCACCAATCTGCGCGCCAGCCCTTTGGTTTTCGGAAGTAATCCGCTGGGCCTGAAGCTGTGCGTTGGTTTGCTTGTTCAGCGCATCAAGCTGCAGCTTTGCTTCGTCCATTTTGATCTTGTGCTGCAGTTCCTGCTGCTTGAGCTGAAGCTCTTGTTGCTGCATCTGCACAACAGGGTCTTGCATCTGCTGCTGCGCTTGCGCGGCCTGAGCTTCGGCCTGATCCTTTTGGAGGAGTTTTTCTGCTGCGTCTTTGGCAAGGCGAGAGATTTCGATCTCGACATCCTCGGGCAGTGCCTGATCTTCGTTTGGCAATTCGACACCAAGCATCTTCTCGATGTTGCGACGATACTGGAAGGCAACGTGCTCGGTGACGTGCGCTGCCATAGCCTGACCGATTGCCTGAGCAAACGGCGACTGACCAACCAGTTCGCGCATCTTCGGGTCTTGCATCGCCGCCATGTGAACAGCGATGTGGGCTTCGTGATCTTGGTACTTGAATGCCTTCACTGGCTCTTGCTTCAGCATCATCATGTTTTCGGTCACGGGGTCTGCAGGCTTGATGTCTTCCGGCAGTTTGATGATGTCGCTTGCATCCTGAATGCCAAGAACCTCCAGCATTTGACGGTGCAGCTTTCCCATGTCGTAGAGCTGGGGTGCCTGCTGTGCAAGCTGTAGGGCGGCTTGATACTGCATGATCCGCTGCGCCATGGTGGCAGCATTCGGGTCAGAGACTGGGATAACATCAATGCGCTTGTCGAAATCCTCGATGCGATTGAAGTCACCATCCATTTCGTAGGTGTACTCGGCTGGCATGTAGTCATGGATGATCTTCGCAAGAATGCGAAGTTCATTCTTCATGGCAGCATGTAGGCGGGCCTGTACGCCGCTCATGACCTTCATGGAGCGTTCCATCAGTGCCAGCGTTGTACCAACGGGTGCCTGCGCGCTGATGTCGCCAACTTGAATATCTGCGACTGAGCCCACGCGGCGGCTCTCCTCAACGATATTCCCAAGAAGCGAGTATAGAACTGATGATGGTTCCTTGTAGGGAATGAACGTGATCGAGTCGCGGATTGCTCCACCCGGTACGTCTACATCCCTAAATTCACCCG